TATATTCAATAATTGAAGAACCTAACATTCCAGACACAATATTTGCTAACATATCACTATTAGATGATATTTCAAAATCTATTATTCTAGCAAAGTCTTTTGCAACATCTTGTTTTTTACCCTCATTTTGACCAAAATCTCCAAGTGCATAATCACCAGATGTGGATTCTGCAAACAAAGATTCTATACTTCTAAAATTAATTCCTTGTGTACTTTCATAGAACATAAAGAATGGATTACCATCTTTTAGTGAAACAGATTCAGTAGCAAGGTTTGTTATAAAATTAAATGGGTGTAGATTAGGACACACCACTTTTCTAATACCAGCTGTTGGTTCAACATATAATTCTTTAAGTGTGTTAATGTATCTTTCATCTCTTAAAATACTTGTTACAATACCATCTATTGTATCTGTGTAACTCTTTGATACTCTTACACGCTTATCAATTAACATTTCTGGTGAAGTAAAACTTACATTAATAAGTTGGGTATTTTTATTTGCATCAACTCTCGTATTTACTTTATATGTAACAAATGGAACATTAGTAAAATCTATGTCATAATCATCTAATGTTGGTGTTCCTATTTTTAGGTATAGATATTCTTGTCCAATAATTGGAGCGTTTGTTACTATGTTATTTTCATCAACAAATGTTATACTACCAGATAATGATGTAGAGAAAAGGTTCTCGAATATTTCAAACGCAAGAATAGTTCCAACCAAATCAAGTCTAACTCCAGTAGAAGATACTAATAGAGCTTCCTTTAATACATAGTCACCAGCATATTGTAAGTCGGCCATTAGATTGCTGTTTCCTTCATTAACTCCTCAAATTCCTCTACAAATTGAGGAACAAATCGTGGGTCTAGGAGTCTTATTTTTCTTAGTTCATCTTGTCTATTTTCTTCATATTCTATGTTTGTTATAATCGTTGCATTTGCATAGTAACTTACATCATTTGCATGGAGTGCTTCATTTGCATACACTTCTATTGTCTTTGTTGTGTCACCAGATGATTGTGGAATTTCATAGTGATGGACTCCATTTGGGTCTGCATACTTGTCATTCACAAACTGTAGAAACTGTGAATATCTCATAGGCCATTGATGATATATATCTGTGATATCATTTACTATTAACACTATCCAATGTTTTTCTACATCATTATATAATTTATCAGCAATAGACTCTGGTGTTTCTCCATCTTTCACATCATAGGTATCATAGAATAAGGTATTTGCTTTTACCTTTGCACGAATACCCACTCGTCTTAAAAGGTTCTTGACATCTTTTGTTTGTCCATTTCCTACAGCATCATATGGTATGGTTGGGAAGTTTTTAAAATACATTAGTAACCCTCTGCAACTCTTTCTTTTGTGATGATTTCCATCTCTTGGAAGTTAAGTGACATTTCAGTTACCATTGGTGGAGCTCCCTCACCATCAGCTGTAAAGGTTTGATATTTACCCTCTCCACTATACTTAACGTCACAACTTTCTAAAACACAAGTAGATATCTTATGTAGATAACCATTCTCTTTATTATCATACATATACTGAATATCAAATGTATTTGGTACAGTCAATCGTCTAGATGCTCTATCCCCATCTGCAAATTCTGGTAACATATTCAATCTAAATGCTTGAATAATCTTTCTTATCTCTTGCATTTCTTGGTCTGATTTTGGTATCATCTTAAATGAATACTGAAATTTTCTTTTACCTATACCTTTAAAGAATAGTTCCATTTTTGGTGCTTTGATAAAACCTCTTTGTGCTTGAAATACATCTTTTGCACCCTCAATGCCAGGTATAATTGATAATGCACCCAAACCTTTATTAATCATTCCTTCACCAATATCCTTACCTAGTCTTTTCATTGCATCTCTTGCTATATCTAGTCCAGGCTTCTGATTAGCGAGTATCTCTTGAAAAACATTTGCACCAGCAGCTGCAGCATCTCCTACAACTTCATCTTGATATTGTGCAGATGTGGTGACAGCAACCATAGTCGGCATATACATAGTAATTGCAGTATCCATTCTTACTGTGGGTGGTCTAGGAACTGAAAGTGTAGAACCTTTTTTAGTTGCATATTTAAATTTGTTTTCTGTTTTTGCTGTTGCACCAAAATCACTAAATTGCATATCGGTATTTTGTTGTTTTGCAATATCTTTCTTTGGAGTTTTTGTTTTAGCTGCGTGTTTTTCTAAAGTTGCTCGACCTTCAGCTGTTTCTGCAAGACCAAACTGTAATTTTGCATTTGTTTGTTGATTAATCATAAACATTATATAATGTCCTTGATTACCTAAGCCTGGTTTTGCTTCAACATCAATTGGAAAAGAATAGTTCTTTGTATTGTATTTTGTAGATTCTAGTGGTGATGTATCTGAACTGTTACCACCACGACCTTTGTTTAAACCTAATAATCCAGGCAGATTACCAGCAACTTTTCTTAATCCAGCACCAACAATACCTTGAGCTGCACCTTTTAGTAAATCTAATGCCATGTATAAATACTCCTGTAACTTCTATTTATAAAGATTAACATGGCGTATCGTGGTAAATACATTCCAATCAACCCTAAAAAGTACAAGGGTAATCCATCTAAAGTGATATATCGTTCACTATGGGAACGTAAACTCATGGTCTATTGTGATATGAACGATAAGATACTTGAATGGGGTTCAGAAGAAATCATCATACCTTATATATCGCCTTGGGATGGTAAAAGACACAGATACTTTCCAGACTTCTATATGAAAGTAAAACAAGTGGATGGTTCTATTAAGAGGTTTATTGTAGAAGTGAAACCAAAGTATCAATGCAAACCACCAGTAACTAATCCATCAAGAAAAACTAAAAAATGGTTAAACGAGGTCAAGACCTATACAATCAATCAAGCTAAATGGAAATATGCAAATGAGTTCTGTGAACTAAATGACATGGAGTTTAAGGTATTAACTGAAGACCATCTGAATATAAAGTATAAATAGTAGTATGGCAAAGAGTAAATTTATACAATCAGTTGTTGATGCAGCAAAAGGTAGACCAAAATCCACGCAATGGTATCGTGATAAGATTAAAGAATTTGGTACGCCTGGTGCAATGGATTTGATAAGAGATGGAAAGAGAGATAACGCACCATTCTATGGTCGTTTGAATATGTTCTTCTATGACCCAAAGTTTAAAAAGACATTACCATACTATGACTCATTTCCTTTAGTATTACCACTAGAAAAGTATCCAGATGGATTCTTAGGAATTAATCTACATTATTTACCTATGACATTAAGAATTAAATTGTTAGATAGATTAGTAGACTACAGTAATAATACAAAGTTTGATGAAAGTACAAGACTTGCAGTTGATTACAGCAAACTTAAAAGTGACAGATTAATTAAACCAACACTCAAGAGATACCTTGCTGGTAGAGTTAAGACACAGTTTCGTAGAATAGATGCAGATGAGTTTATAGTTGCAGCTCTATTACCAGTTGCAAGATGGAAAAAAGGTTCTATCCAAGATGTGTATAGAGATAGTAGGAGTATGATATAATGGCCAAATTTAATCTTGGTGGATTAGTAGATGCAGTTGCAATAGGTTCAATTAATGAAATACTTGGTCTTGGTCGTAGTAAAGATGGTATCTCTAGACCTAACAGATATGAAGTAACATTATTACCACCTACTGGAAGTAGAGGAACAGGTATGTCAAAGAATACTAATATCTTTACTAAAATTATGGGTGAATTTATGGGTGATGGAACTGTTCGTGCAACTGGACTTAGATGCGAATCTATTGCATTTCCAGGCAGAAATTTAGATACTACACCAGATGATAATATATATGGGCCTGCACGAGAAATCGTAAAGGGATATAGTTTTGGTGATGTAAATGCAACTTTTCAATGTTCATCTGATATGAAAGAAAAGAAGTATATTGAAACTTGGCAAAGACTTGCGTTTAACACACAAACATGGGCTATGGGATACTACAATGACTATGTTGGTTCAGTACAAATACATTCATTAGATGAACAAGACAACAAAGTTTATGGTGTAGAACTTGTAGAGGCATTTCCTAAATCAATAGGACAACAAGCATTACAATATGGACAGGGTAATAATTATCAAACTCTTAGTGTTACCTTTTCATATAGATACTGGAAGAACTTAACAGACGAAGCGAATTTACCAAAACCACTACTCGATAGAATTGCAGAGCGTGCTGTGAATACTGTAACAAGAAGGATTACTTCACAAATACCATCAGTATTACGCAGATTATAATATAATAAAGGATGAAATATTATGGCACTACCAAAACTCAATACCCCAACATACCAGTTGGAACTACCCTCTACTGGGGAAAAATTAAAGTTTAGACCCTTTCTCATTAAAGAACAAAAGATACTTATGATGGCCCAGGAGTCTGGAGATGATGCACAACTATTTGAAGCAATGAAACAGTTAGTTAATGCTTGTACATTTGGGAAAATTGATGCAGAAGTATCTCCAATATTTGATGTGGAGTTTTTGTTCTTACAAATCAGAGCAAAATCTGTTGGAGAAACAACAACGATAAATATTATATGTCCAGATGATGGAAAAACAGAAGTGCCAGTCACACTAAACCTTGAAGACATTACTGTGAATATGACAGAAGATCACAGCAATATTGTTATATTAAACGATACTATTAGTATTCATTTTAGATATCCTATTTTAAATGATATGGCAGGATTAAAAAGTGGTGCTTCAGAGATGGAAACACTCTTTTATGTCATAAATAACTGTGTAAATGAAATACATGATGGTGATGATGTTTATCGTAAAGTGGATATGTCAGATAAAGATATTAATGAGTTTATGGATAGTCTTTCTACAACACAGTTTGAAAGTGTTACTAAGTTTTTTCAAACTGCACCTAAGTTACGGCATATTATTACTGTAACTAACCCAAAGACTAAGAAAAAAAGTGAGGTGACTTTGGAGGGCCTCCAAGATTTTTTAGAGTAGGACTATCTCACGATAGTCTATTTAATTATTATAAAACTAACTTTGGAATGATGCAACATCATAAGTATAGTTTAACTGAACTTGATAACATGATGCCGTGGGAAAGAGAAATCTATGTCGGTATGTTAATTGAACATATTAAAGAGGAAGAAGAAAGAATAAAACGAGAAGAAGCAAAAAGTAAATAACATTAGGAGAGAGCTGATGTCAGAAGTAACAAAAACTGTAGACCCAGAGATTGCAGCAAAAGATAGAAATGGTGATGGTCATATCAGTCTTGAAGAATATGAGTTGGATATGGAATTTAAAAGAAAAGAATTAGAAGATGCAGATGCAATGAGAGATGCACAACGTAAGATGGCATGGTTCGCACTCTTTGGTATGTTGTTATATCCTTTTGCAGTTGTTATTGCAGTAGGATTGGGTATGACAGAAGCAAGTAAGATACTTGGAAGTATGGCAAGTGTATACTTCGTATCAGTTGCAGCTATAGTTGCTGCGTTCTTTGGAACACAAGCAATGGGTAAAGGTAAGAAGTAATGGCATCAATAGAAGAAGTAAAAGCATTTAAAGAAGGTTTTGCCTCTATGACCAAAACCCTAAAAGATAATAGGGATAAAGAATCACAAGAAGCAAAAGTAAAAGCAGATAAAGAAACATCTGATCGTATTGCTGCAATGAAACAAGCACAATCAGATGCAAACAAGGCACTCACATCTGCAAAAGAGATTGCGAAAAAAGAAGAATCTGCTTTGAAAGAACTTAAAGATGAAATGGCAAAGGCAAGTCAATCAGAAAAAGATGGTTTCTATCAATTAATACAAGAACAGACTAAAGTAAATGATACTGCAAAACAACAACTTGCAGCTGCAGAAGAAACAAAAGAGTCTGCAAAACAAGCAATAACAGATCGAAAAGAAGAAAAAGAAAT